GTCATTGGCGAGATTGAGGGTGTTGATCAGTATGGCGATGGGTCTCAAGATCACGTTGTTACATTGTTGGAAATGCATGTGTACGAGAAGTTCGACGGTGTTTCTGATTATGACGATGAAGATTATGATGATGATAATTCAGTTCACTTCCCATATGTCGTCACGATTGATTACGATACAGAGCAAGTAGTCAGTGTCAGGAGAAACTGGAGAGAGGACGACGAGCGCAAGCTCAGGAGAGATTGGTTTGTGTCTTACAAGTTCTTGCCAGGTTTAGGTTTTTATGGTTTTGGCCTGTATCACTTGATCGGTGGATTAGGAAGAGCGGCAACTGGCTCACTGAGGGCGTTACTAGATTCAGCGGCATTTGCGAATATGCAAGGTGGATTTAAGTTAAGGGGTCGAGTTTCAGGTGGCGAAGTTCAGGTAAATCCTGGTGAGTTCGTAGATTTAGACGCAACGGTTGACGATGTTAACAAGGCGATAATGCCATTGCCATTTAAGGAGCCAAGTCAGTCGCTCTTTAATTTGCTTGGATTTATTGTTCAGGCAGGTCAGAGATTTGCGAGTACGGCTGATTTAAATGTTGGGGATGTAAACCCGAATGCGCCTGTTGGTTCCACTGTGGCTTTGATAGAACAGGGCAGTAAAGCGTTCTCGGCCATTCACAAGAGGTTGCATTACGCTCAAGGTCAAGAGTTCAAGCTACTGGCTGAACTGAATGCAGAAAACTTGCCTGAGTCGTTTACATTTTCGTTGTCAGGCAGAAGCGAACAGATTTTCGCGGCAGACTTCAACGATCGCATTGACATCCTCCCTGTCAGTGACCCCAACATATTTTCAACGGCACAGAGGATTGCTCAGGCTCAGGCTATCTTGCAGATGGCTCAGTCAGCACCTCAGTTCCATGATTTATATACTGCATATAAGCGGATGTATGAGGCGATACGAGTTCCCAACATTGACGAGATCCTGAAGAAACCTGAAGAGGCTGTCCAGATGGATCCGATTGATGAGAACATGTCGGTGATGTACGGCAAGCCAATTCGTGCGTTTCCTGAGCAAGATCACGATTCTCACATTGCTGTTCACTTACAGTTTATGCAAGATCCATCTCTGGGCGGTAATCCAGGTGCGGCACAAATCCAACCTGTACTGGTAGCTCACATTGCGGAGCATATTGCGTTACTTTACAGAGTTCGAATGGAGGCTGGTATTGGCATGGAAATGCCACCAATGCCTGACTTTAAAGATCCAGACTTTACATTTGAGGATGTGAACCCTGATTTAGACAGGTTGATTAGCCAGAGGGCGGCTCAAGTTGTACAGGCATCGCCTCAAATGCAACCAATCCCTGCTTTACAGGCGGCTATGCAACAAGGTCAGCAACAGGGTAATCCACTACAATACGCGCAACAGCTTGCACAATTAGAGACTGAGGCATTAAAAGCTAGAACTCAATCGCAGATACAAGCGGATCAGGCTAAAGCGCAATCAAATATCCAGATTAAACAGGCAGAAGCACAGCAAGACATGCAAATCGAGCAGATGAAGGCTCAGGCTGACCTACAGGCTAAGGTAGCGAAGCTAGAGGCTGAATTACAGTTAGAACGTGAGAAGAACGCGGCTGATATTCAGTTAGAGCGAGAGAAGAATGCGGCAGAGCTACAGATGGAGGCCATGAAGAACGATGGCATATGATATGTTAGCCTCTATAGCACCGATTAATCCACAGGCATTTGGCCCAGTTGTACAGCAAGGTCAGCCTCCTATGCCACAAGGTCAAATGCCTCAAGGTGGAATGCCACAGCAAGGTGGAGATGTAATGACGCAATATTTAATGAATAAAGTCGCTGAGATTAGAGGCGACAGGGGTCAGGGCGCATTAGGAGGCGTTATGGCATCTATGGCTCAACCGCAAGTAAGAAGAGGATAGTTTTATGTGTTTTGGTGGTAAAGGTACTGGTGGACATCAAGGTGGAAACGCTACTGCCGAAGATGGGGAAACAAGAAAGCAGTTTAGGAAAGAAGGTAAGACAGCCGCAGAAGCTAGAGCTTATTTTAGAGATAGAGATGCAGGAAAGTTTGTAGCTGATGCTTATTTAGCTACAGAGGTAGGATCAGGAAAGATTAATTCGGTAGCTCCTGAAGATGGTGGTGGTGATGTAACTTACGGAGATGTTTTAAAAAGTCAGTTAAGAGAAAAAGGATTAAACCTAGAGGGCCAAAGTTTTATTAAGTACGATGATGAGGGCAGAAGATCCACCGCTGGCGGCATAAATGCAAGAGGAAACTTCTTCGGGCCAGACCTTGGTAACTTACCAAGTCCAAATAGATTAAGTCAAATAGCCAGAACGGGTTCCAGAGATTCCAAGTATGGTGTTAATCAACAGGCTTTTGATGAAGGCACGTTAGATCCAAAGATAGAAAAATCTCTTTTTGATGGGGTTACATACACACCTATGGGAACTGTTGGCATGGGTAATAGAGTTGTCTACGACAAGAATGCTCAATATCCAGGAGAGTCTGGGTTAAGTTTTAATCCTGAAACTGGTCGATTTGATTACGATCCAACAATTGGATACACAGAAGACTATCAGAGCATTGCAGGTAAACTTGCAAGAACAGTAGGCCCAGCGTTAGTTGCAAATGCGATGGGGCCAATGGCTCCAGCCGCTGGAGCTATGATTGCTTATAATAATTATAAGAACAAAAGACCTGGTGTTTTCAGTGGTATTCTTAATAAAGTTCTGGGAAGAGATGAGGCAGAGACTGACCTAGCAATTGGCGCATTGCCTAATCGCCCACAATTACGTCCAACAAAGAGCGGTGCAGATAATTATGACGAAGCATATGCTGACCAATGGAGAGGTGGTGAGAATATTAAAAACTATTCAGGTACTAATTATGGAATGCCAGTTTCAAGGTACTTTAGAGAAGGTGATTTAAACAATGACGATAATTTTGATCAGGTAATGCCTCCAGTTAGCGAGGATAGTGGTGAAGAACAATCAATATATGATAGATTTAATTATAGAAAATGGTTAGCAGGAGATCCAACTCTTATAGGACAAAGTTCTTACGGAGGTAAGTTTGGATCAGGTCAGCCAAACTACATGGCGAGTGTTTTACCACAAGGTATATACAGTGATGGGATGGCAGGATCTGCGGTTTTAACACCCTTCTTCAATCCGACTACAGGTGAGTACTTTAACGCGCCAGCCAGTAATTATTACGCTGAGGAAGGTTCTAACTGGAGAAAAGGCTCGCCAACTGAGGCATATAATTTACCAATAGTAGCATAGAAGGAATAAAACAATGGCAGACGAGAATAGAATACTTTCAGCACCACCAGGCGGAACTGGCGATAATATGTATGAAATTGCAGGTGCAATAGATCCGCGTGAAGTAGGCGTAGATGCACTGAATGCAGGTGCATTGAGCGACGAAGAGTTTATGATGGCCGAAGAGTTTATGAATGCCTTACCTGAGGAGGCTAAAGAAAGTTTTATAGATAGGTTAATAAATGATCCAAAGGCTACAATAATGTCTATTATGGATACTTTGGGTGATGCGTTTGGCGGTGGCTCAGGTCAGATTATGGATGATCTTAGGGATCGTGGTGCTTTAAGTGGTATTAATAGTGGCCTAATAAAAGGCGCAGGAACAATGAATGTTGAAGGCTCAGGCGCAATGACTGACAGAGAATTAGACGCATTTAGAAAAATGAAAATGAATATGGATGTGAGTCCACCATCAGGCCCAATGACTGACAGAGAATTAGATTTTATTAGGCAACAGCAAATGGATATGAATGTAAGTCCACCATCAGGCGCAATGGGCGCAATGACTGACGAAGAAAGAGCAATTAGAAGGCAAAGAATGAGCATGGATAATTAATAAAGGAGAATAAAATGGCTGAAGTAAATGTAGAGAACATGGAAGAGAATGCACAACTCTTCGAAGAGAAAATGGGCTTCCCTCACAATGCAGATGGTTTAGATATGAGTGACGATCAGCTTGTGAACTTCCTATTGCTCTGTCACCATAGTCAGTACGACATGTACGAGGATGATGAGTATGAAGAGGAAGACATGGAAGACATGGAAATGATGGATGAAGGCAAGGACGTTAAGGTCAAGGTAATGAAACTTGGCGGTGGCGATGTGCATGAAATGATGAATAAGATTCTTGGTGGGTAATGCCAG